GCAGCAATCAAAGTTAAAGCAACACTTCCTTCTGGTTTGGAGACAATATCGTCGGGATAGTTTGGTCCAGACGCTGTGTCTTCAAATTGATCACCGATAAAAATTGAAAAAATGCCAACTTGAGATGAAGTCAAGACTCCGCTGACGTTGTAAGTCAACGTATGATTCGCAGGATCAGGATCACTTGTATTCGTTGATATTTGCGACGATGTCAAAGCATTAGGCAGGATGATACTTCCTCTCGTTCTTTGTCCTACGTACCAAGCTCTCTCAGGACTGGTCTCACTTGGAAACATTGTGACAATGTCCTTTGATATACCGCTAACAGCACCTGTTGTAAATCGACTATTGCTGTATATCGAAAGGTCGTCCCAACTTCTGCCCGTACCGAAGTAATAAGCTTGCCCTAATTGCCACCTTTTGTAATCACTTTGACGATTATATGACTCAAGAATTGTTGGAAACTGAGCAGTTCCATAAAGCCCTAATCCTTTACCCTTACTTGGATATAAACCTTTCGCTTTATTTAATCCAATACCTTTTGTAATGGGTTGCAGCCCGAAACCTGTTCCTAGGCTTCCAAGACCTTTACCCATTATCTAAAACTACTAGCTGGATCGAAGTAAGTACTACCTCTTTCAGATCCTGATTTTATGCCTGCCCTTGCGTAAGGTCTGTCATCTTTTACTTTTGGCCCCGCAGTGATCATGCTTCTTTTTCTTGATCGATCTGAAGTTGCCGTTGAACCAGAACGTAAGTCTCTTCTTGATCCAGGGAATCCTCCAACAGTAAAACCAGTTGTTAATCGAGAGGTTGCAAAATCACGTTTATCACCGAACTCAGAATCATAAGTCCTTTTTAGATCGTCGTAATCAGATTTAAGTTTTTCATATCTTTCATCATATGCCTTACCTGTTCCACCGTCGTCAATATTGTCAGTGTTATCGGTATTATCAGTATTGTCGGTGTTATCTGCATTGTCGGTGTTATCAGTGTTATCGGTATTATCAATGTTGTCAGTGTTGTCAGTGTTGTCAGTGTTGTCAGTGTTATCAGTATTGTTCGGATCAATCTCCTCACCATCCTCATTTAGATGCAATTTAAGATTTGCAAGAACTTGTTCTCTTGTTTGTACTGGTCTTTCGTCTTGTCCATACATTAAGTTCTCTTTCCCTGAACCTTCTCCTCTGAAATCCCCCATCCACCAAGCTCTACCTTCCTCATCCAGATCCCGTCCAAACAACTCTCGATATTGATCTCCAAGCCATTTCTCATTACTACGCTCGATGTTAGCTTTTACTTCTGCACGGCTTTGACCATCTCCTAATTCTCCTAACCAGTAATCTCTACCCTCGTCTCCAAGATCTCGTTTTAGGATACTTTGATACTGATCTTCAAGCCAATCTTCGTGATTTAAGCCAGCTCCTTCAGTAGTGCTATCGCTTGCAGGGTCTGCTTGTACTGCCTGATATTCCTGACTCTGACGAATATTGCTTAGTACATCTTGCTGTGTTTGATTACCGCTATTAATTTGTTCAGCCCAATAATTTGCCCCTGCGGTATCTGGTTCTCTGTCTAATTCAATCTTGTATGTATCTTCGATAAACTTTTGAGTTTCAGCTTCCTTGTCCGCTTTGATCTGCTTCGCTTCGTCAGAGGAATCAAATAATGCGGCGACTCGATCAGGCGATGTTTTTCCAGAATCTATTTCTGCCTGCCAATAAGCCTTGCCTGCTGCATCAGGTTCTCTACCAAATTTCTCTTGGTAAAGCTGATCTAAATATGCCCCTGTGTCAGCAAGTGATGCCATGACTTAGAAGAAGCCTCCTTGAGCGAAAACGTGAACTCTTGTATTGGCGCTAGGAGCAGCAATTGCTTGGTCAACCCCGACGTAAATCAATGCGCCAGAGGGAACATAAAGTCCTGTATTTTTCTTATCAGTCTCGCTTGGATACGCTGCCATCGTCGCTGCTGGACTCGCCAGATTAGGAACAGGAACGCTTAAAGGTGGTAAAGGGACATTGGTTCGAGTACCAACAGCCGATGAAGCAATTGCCGCTCCTCCAACATATGCTGAGTTTGCAGCCGTCACCGAAGTAGCTGTTGTCGCTGTACTTAGGAAAACAACAACATTTCTAGCAGTCGTATTAGCTTCTAACGCCACAATCGACAAGCTATCAATGACAGCTCCATCATTTGATGAACAATCAACAAGTACGACACAACCTGCTGCTGCTGGTGTATTGAAATTTGTTGCTGTTGTTAATGCTGCTGCTCCACCAATAGTGGCAAATGAATGCATTGGCCTATCGACCAATAGCGGCATTTTATTTGAACTACTCGTTGCCATTTAATTAACCATCTATAGAAAGTTTACTGAAAATTCAATACTGGAAGATCTCATTTAGAGAGGAGAGACATCCCTTAAAGGTCCGGTATTCATCAGCCCGATAGACGTTCTCATTCCTCTCTTTTTCGTCTCCTCTTTTACTGGTTTCACCTTTCCTGCCTTCTCAACTGGAACTGGTGGTGGATCAAATGAAGATCCTCTCTGATTTGGTCTAGACCAAACAGGCGCTTCGTTGCTGACTATTTGTTCGCCATCTCCATATGGGTTACGTCTAACAATTTGATCTCCTTGCATTGATCCAGCAGGATCTACTGGGGCTGGTAAGGGATTGAACGATTTAATATTTTGAGGATTGTTAGGTACACCTCCTTTCGATCCTGCAAGGTAATTATTAGCTTCTCTTTCTTCTGCCTTATTGATGTACCACTCATTAGGTCGGAAGGATCTTTTGGAACCCTCCTTGTATTTCATATGATCAGCTTTTTTGGTCATGCTATAGAACCTCCACCAAGTGTTCTCGCTAGATATTCTGGAACTCTTCTTTTAGTAAATGATGCAACCAACTCATCCGCAGGGCTGACAACATTTCCAGGGCTTCCTCCATCCCAAGTAGCCTCTAATCCTGCTTCCCCACCAACCTGTGGCTGCATATTCGAGTTAAAGGCTGGATCAAAATCATCCTCTGTTGTTGTCTTAGCCGACTGAGCTAATAGAGTTATCGGATCTGAGAAAGCATTGGCTCTGTTTTCATCTGCATTAGCTAATTTAGGAGCGATTTCCAATCCACCTGCTGATTGGTTTGGATACATCCCCGAAATATCTGCCTTCTCCTGTGACAAGGCTCCACTCTCTGTTGTGACCTCATCTCTTCTTAGTTCTGGCAGGGGTGGCAATGCTCCTTCATTTGAATTTTCTACCGGCTGAGAACCCTCTACTGCTTGGCTTTCATCAAATGATTTTTTCCCTTTTGGCAATAAAATACTATTACTCCTCCCAAGCAGATAACCAGCTCCAGCTCCCAACGCAGCGGGTAATAGCTTTCCTTTGCTGAGAGTTAGGCCAAGACCTCCTCCTATAACTGCCCCACCTACAGGATCAAGAGGAATCTTGTTAATTCCATGTTGCTGCAATAAGGCAGTCATGTTGGACTGCTGATTTCTTAAGCGGTCAGCTTCGGCATTTGTTGTTGGAGCAGTGCTTTGATCTCCTTCATTTCCTCCTCCTGAAGACCCCGCACTATCAATTTTTTCTTCAACTCCTTGGACATCAACAACGGAACTATCATCGTCACTATCGTCATCAAAGAATCCGATTGCTTTTAATCTCTGATAATCTTTATCTGTCAACTTAGGTTTCTTTTTGTCTGGGTATGGACCGAGCCCCCAATTACCTCCAGCCCCTAAGTTTCCTGATCCAGAACTAAGTAATTCAGTGAAAGCCATGTTTGTTGTTACCTCCAGTTTTGTGATCCAACAGCTTGTGCAACTCTTGTTCCAACTGCTGTATCAGCTGGACCTTTGACTGCCATAATGAATTCAGAACCCGACCGGTCGAAGGCATATCTTCTAACCTCGTCACGTCGATAGTTAGCGACATAAAGTGTTTCGGCTAAACGATCAACTTCTCTGAGATAGATCTCTCGATAGGTCTTGTCTGCTTTTATAGGATCTGACTGCATGATCTGCCTGTCAGTATCCCCTGTAATCCGTTGGACCATATTGGGCTGTGGAGCACTCTCAGTTTTAAATATCTGGGAGAGTCGGTAGACCTTATCGCAACGATTTAAATGCTCAATGATCCTGTCATAGAAATAACTATCAGGAACACGAGCCATAGCTTCTTCTAAACGAGCTATATCACCGGCTGGTAAATTAGCTCCGGTGTTGTAGCCGAGATGGAACCTTGTACGGCTTTTGTCGTAGTCGTTAAGTTCCAACCGTAATAAAAAGCGACTTTCGCTTTATTCTAGGCAATGTAGATAAGGTCTTCTTTAAATACCTCTTCCCAGTCAACTCTTGCGATCTTTTTAAGTTGATCTAATTTAGAGAACCTCTCTCCGGGTAGAGATAAACGTAACTCAATAATTTTCTTGGCAGTCGCATAACCAATCCCTTTAACCTGTTTGGCTAATGCTTCTGCGGTTGCTGCGTTGACATTTAGTCTGGTGTCTAAAGGAATGACCGCCTCTGGGATTTTATCCTCATCTTTCTCTTCCATGACAACTGGTTCGACTTTCTTGCCTGTTCGACCTTTGTTTGCTTCGTAAGAAACAAGATCATCTAAGGCAACATATTGAACTACGCCTGTTGCATTCTTGACCATTGCCCAGTCTTTGTCGTGATGTCCAATAAACTCGACGACCTGACCGTTCTTTTGATTTTGATATAACGCCATAAATAAAAAAAGAGCACCCCATTGGAGATGCTCTTATTGTAGTGAGAAAACCTAGTAATTTAGGTCTCTGTGATGAATGGGATGTATGTATCATCCAATCCTGCAACCTCATCGTCTATGAAGTATGAGACTTCAACGATGATTGGTGTACCACCAGCTTGTGTAGAAGATAAAGCACTTCCAGCACCGTTACCTGCTGCATTACGAACATAAACCTTAAGAGTTTCTGCTCCTGCAAGAACTGCTGCGGTTACGATTCCTTTCTTAGCTGATGCTGGTGCAATAGTTGTACTAGCAACTGCGATAGTTGGGGATGAAACAACAGAAGTTGAGATGGTGGCAGCCGCTGAACCAGCAGCATCCTTAACAGCAATTGTGTCTGAGTTAGTACCAACTAGACCAGAAGCAGCAGTGCCGACTCCTAGATCTTTACGCATATCAGGAACACGAATACCAACGTGGTATACGTTTGCTCCTGCTGGAACTGTTAGTCCTGTGATGTTGGCACGAACTTTGTCGTCGCCACGCATATCAGGGCTAGGGATGGTGATTGCAAACTCAGTAGCTCCTGTAGAAGTTACGAGCGCATAACCAACCTTGTGGTAATAAACACGACCTGGGCAAGCCACAACTGGCTGGCCTTGGTAACTACTTAAATTAGTAACCCAGTTACCGGGGTATATCTTTTTAGCCATTATTAGTTACCTCCTCAATATACGAATGAGTAAGCAACGGTAATGAAGTCCTTATTAAGAATTTCAAAACCAGCAAAGAGACTCCAAATCATAATGATGAATCTTGAGAAATCATCATTGTTATTAAGAAGAATCTGTGCGTTGTTACCACCAATACCTACACCAACTGCCTGTGGTCCGAAGAACAACATTGGAGCAATTGTGTAGTTAGCTGCACCAGCATTTGCTGTGTCAACTGCAATGTTTGCATTGATAGTCTTCTCAGGCAAGTTGGTTGATTCGAACCATCTTACGCCCTCGAACAAAAATCCCGTCGGCATGACAGGCTGTCCGGCAACGAAGCCAGCTTGTCCATAAGCTGGACCCATACCTTGGAAGAAGTTCGCATTAGGAGCCTCGGATGGGTTCATGGGGTTAACCATGCCATTACCGGCATACCTTGCGATCTCTCTGAATGCGTCATTCTGGCGAAGATGCATCATTGCTGTTGGATCAGCAATACATCTGTAGTAGCCATCAGAGAACGTAGGTACGTTTCTCTTACGCATATCCTTGACGACCTGAAGTAGGTCTGTCTTTACGTCGAACTTAGCTGATATGTTTGCACCGTATGTAAAGACTGGGTTACCTGCTGCTTTTGCAGCTCCACCAGGGAAGTAGTAACCACCTTCACTTGAAGATGCTAAACCGTTAGCTTCTGCCTTGAATAGTTCGTCAGCAAATACTCTATCTCTCCAACGTCTGTAGTCATCAAGAAGGGTTAATGAACCTATTGACTGATGGAAGACGTTGAGGTTACCAGTGTCTAAAAGTAGACGCTGTGCTGTTAAGAGAGTCTCACGAGCAACCTTGAATGTTGAAGGAGTAGTTGGAGCTGCTGGATCAGCAGGACCGGTGTACTCTTTTAGGTTGACGAGGACTTTGTCCTTAACAATGTTTCTGCTAGATGCTGTGCCAAGTGTTTG